CCACACAATTTTGAATTAATACCTGATGGAGCATCGGAAGATATGGCTTTTGCATACCACTCAACAAAGAGTACGCCTGAAGGTAAATTAAAAAAAGTTAATGTCGATATGATGAAATTAGCAAGATTAGTAGAACAACTTACTGGCGAGAAGCTGGTATATATAGAGGAAGAAGGAGAGTAGGAACGTGGCAACAGAAGTAAGTAAAGACAGCAAATTCACATTAAGCCTAGAAACTGCAGCTAGTATTGCAGTAACTATAGCTTTGGTAGTCGGTATGTGGTATTCATTGCAAGCAGAAATAGAGCTTGCTAAAGAACTGCCAGAACCAGAGGTATCACGTATGGAATATGATTTAAAAGACCAAATGATTCGTGATTCAATATTAAACACAGAAGAAAAAGTAGATAAGCTTGAAGACAAAGTAGACTCGGTAAAAGATGATACAAGAATGATTCAAGAAACTTTACTTGACATGAATAACAAATAATGAGGTTTACAAATGAACAACAAATTTATATCATACTTGGTATTAATGCTTTGCTCATCGCTATCTTGGCTGCACTCACAATCAGTTAATTTAGATAGTTTTCAGCAAATACAGGCATTAAATATACAAAAATGCGCAGTAGTGCAGGTTAATGCGGCTTGGAATTATAAGAACAGAGCAAAGATAGAGAAACTAGCTGAACTTTGTTATGTCGGTGAAATAGATTTAAATAATAAAACAATAGGTGCTGTAATTCAAAAAGAATGGAATATTAAAATAGTCCCTACTATTATTATTTTAAAAGAAGGCAAAGAGGTAATGCGCTATGAAGCTGGCATTAGTATGAAATTTGACGAAAAAGAAGTATTTGATAAGATTAAGAAAGAAATTAAATAATGTTTAACGGACCAAATGGAGTTGGAAAAGGAGACAAACCTAGAGGTATGAACATATCTAGGAAAGAATTTGAAAAACGTTGGGAACAAATATTTGGACACAAAGGTTTAAATAAAGATATTTTTAAAGAAGATGGCAAGAAAGAAAACAAAAGCAATAAGAAAAACAACTAAGGGTAAAGGCGCTAATTACAGACCTACTAAAAAAGGTGCTGGAATGACAAAGAAGGGCGTTAAAGCTTATAGAAGAGCAAATCCTGGTAGTAAACTTAAGACTGCTGTTACTGGAAAAGTAAAGAAAGGTAGCAAGGCAGCTAAAAGAAGAAAGTCTTATTGCGCTAGGTCTTTAGGGCAATTAAAACGAAGCTCTGCTAAAACTAGAAACAACCCTAATTCTAGAATAAGGCAGGCAAGAAGGAGATGGAAATGCAGATAGTATGTGAATGCGGGTGTGGAATATGCCTAAGCTAGATATAGTTGCAGGTATAATAGATAAGGTAGCTGGTCACGTAGACAAGTTTACTTTAGATAAACAAGAAAAAGCTGAATTAATTACAGAAATTAATAAAGCTCAAATGGAAGTAAATAAAGTAGAAGCTGGACATACTTCTATGTTTGTAGCGGGCTGGCGCCCGTTTACAGGCTGGATATGTGCTTCTGCTATGGCGTATCATTATATACTACAACCTTTACTTACTTTTATTTTGTATAGTTTTGGCAATGAAGTAGTATTACCAACATTTGATATGGGAACGTTAACAACTGTATTACTTGGGATGCTCGGTCTCGGAGGAATGCGTAGTTTTGAAAAGGTGAAAAGAAGTGCCTAAAGTTTCAGTACCAATAAATAGATTTGAAGGCGGGTTGAACAATAGAGATGCAGCGAGAGATATTGGCGACAACTTTCTCGCTGAAGCTACTAACGTAGACGTAAGCTCTGTTGGAAGAATAAGACCTCTTGGAGAGTTCAAGAATTTGTCAACCTCAATAACCAGCAATGTAGATAATCATCAACCTGGATATGGACTATTTAAAATTAACGTAGACGGTTCTCCAGAAGCTAGCGGAACAACAACCACTGGAGAACATTTAGTTTATGTGAATGGAGATGCAGAAGTTTATATCGGTCCAACATCAAATGCTTTAGCGGATTGGCGTAGCGCTGACTTAGGTAGTGTTTCTACTTGTAAGCCAGTATTTTATTATGCAGATGGAGGATTAAGAATATCAGATTCCGAATTAGGTAATGCTTCTGAAACTTCATCTTTTCAAAGATTGGTAAGGAGTGCAAATGGATATGCATCTGGATTAGATTCAGAAGAAATGATATTAATTGATGCTGGATTTGCTGGACCTGTAAATGCAGATTTTGAAGACAGTGACGCTAAAGATTGTGTGGCTGCAGCTAGTGGAGCAGAGGACGGAGAAAATCCTAGTTCTGACTTTCTAGTACAGACATTGCCTAGCGGAACAGATGGATTATGGCCTGCAAGTACTTATACTTTTGGCGCTAGTTATGTATACTATGGCAATCAAGAATCTAAGATATCTACAGGATTGACCAATATATCAGCAGACGGAACTATTACATTGACAGATGGACAGTTTCCAAACATTAGTGTTTCTATAGGAGACGGAGATATTAAGCTAGCTCAAATACAAGGAATGAGAATATACTTAAGAGATATTAATAATCCTGATGATGAGTTTACTTTATTATTAGATATAGATTTTGAACAAGGTTCTAGAATATCTTTAGCAGACGACTTTGACTCTCTTGTAGATGGTAGCGGTTTTGATGTTACTAATGATGCTAAAAATGTAAACGCGGACAATAGAGCCTATGCTATTAAACAACCAGGACTTGATACTTATGCTACTATTAATGGATATTCTTCTGACGAAAAAGAAATATCATTTAATGGTAACTCAGCTTATGGTTACAAAACTGCGGTTGTAGCAAATCAAAGAGCTTTTGTTGGTAATATAGACTATGTAGATTCTGAAGGTAGAACAAAAGTTATGGGAGATAGAATACAATATACTCCTGTAAGAAAGTATGACCTGTTTCCACAAAGTTTTTATTTAGACATTGGAACAAACGATGGAGACGAGATTGTTAAGTTAGCAGAGTTTAGAGATAAGTTATTTGTTTATAAAAAAGATAAACTATTTGTTATCAATATAGCTTCAGGTTCTGATGCTGGTTGGTATGTAGAGGCAGAATTAGAAAATAGAGGAGTACAATCTCCTGGAGCGGTATGTAAGTCAGATTTAGGATTAGTTTGGGTAAATGAGCACGGAATGTTTAGCTATTCAGAGCAAATACAAAAACTATCTAGCACTATAGATGACACAACTTGGCAAGCAAACATAGAAGCTACAAAAACAATTGTCGGTTTTATTCCTAAAAAGAATCAAATTTTAGTTGTTGGAAATACTGACGACACAACTCCTGTAGGATATTTATATGACATACAAACAAAGTCTATTGTTAATATTAATCATACTCACGTTTTAGAAGGAGATAAAATTACTAACTTTGTAGTGTATGGAGAAGAACTAGTTTGTTTGGCAGATAGCGGTACATTTAAAAGATACGACCCTACTCCTGCAGCGCAGACTATAGATATAAAAACAAAAGAAATAGATTTTAAATTACCTTCTGTGGACAAAAGATTTTACTCTATATATGCTACTTATATCAATAATGGTAACACTGCTAATATTAAAACAGGAAGAAACGGAGCATCTCCTAGCGATGAATTTATAACAAGCGGACTTGAAAATGTTATGGACTCCTCGTCTTTATCGACAGAAGAGTTTATATTATTATCATCTAACAGAGATGGAAAGTCTCTGCAGATACAGATAGACGGAACTGCTAACGCTAGCTTTGAGTTGCAAGATTTATCGGTTATACTAAGAGCGAAAGGACAAAGATAATGTCATTGACTAAGGGAAGAAGAATAGCGGGAACTAACAAGCAAGTAAAGCGCGGAGCTATTGGCAAGAGCGAAATGAAGAACGGAGAAGAAGTTATACAGTATCATAATGGTAGACTTAAAGTTATTAGAAAAGAATTTGGTAAAATGTTTGAACTAGAGTTTGTTCAACAAAAAGGACCAGCAGAACAAAAAGAATTAAGGACATTTGCTAAAAACTCTGATGTAAAAAAACCTCAGAAAGATGCAATCAAAGTTTTTAAAGACGGAGTAAGAGTTGCTAAAGGAAAAAACACATACTTTTCAATGCCAAGTTCTGGAGACTCTTCGGTAGCAACTGGAGAAACAGAGCAGTCATCTACTTCTGGACAAATTTTAATTAAACCATAAATATTATGAATAGCACATCAAAAAACAGATACTTTACCATTGTTAAGATTGACTTACAGAAAAGATGTTAATACCGTGATAAAACTTGACAGAAATAAGAATATTTTAGTACTTTGTATAGATGAAGTTTATACAAATTTTGCTTATAATAGCAACAATAACTTTAACAGGAGATAATGTGAGCGTAAATAGCAATCAAATAAAATTATTAATTGAAGATGTATGCGTTCAATTGGGAGATAAGTATGCAAAAAAAGAAGCATTGGATATCGTATATGCGACAGGTCTTGTTGAAAGCAAGTACGAATATATACAACAATTGGAAGAAGGTCCAGCAAGAAGTTTTTGGCAAGTTGAACCTAGCACAGCCGTTGACAATTGCAGAAACTTTATATCAGCTCGTCCTGAACTGCTTCAAGCATCTGCTGATATTCTTGGGATTGACCCTTATTATTTTATTGATGCTAACATTGATGATTGGGACTGGATTCTTCGTACTAATATTGCTGCTGGTATTTTACATTGTAGAATTAAGTACTGGCGCGTACCAGAACCTATCGAAGAAGGCAAGGAAGGATTAGCAAAGTATTGGAAAGAACACTACAATACAGCAGAAGGCGCTGGCACTGTAGAACATTTTTTAGAATTAACGGAAGGTAAATTATAATGGCAAGTTTTTCACAATTAATAGGAAGATTAAAAGCTGAGCAACAATTAGGAAGAAACTTAGATAGAGCAAATCTAGGTATAGATGTAACAGATGAGAAGTGGCAGCTAGAAGAAGCTAGAGCTGAATATAGAAGAGATGTAGAAGAGGCTCAAAGACAAATGCAATCTAATGCTGCTAAAAGAAGTAGAAGAGGTATGTTGGGAAATCTCTTAGGAACCGTTATAGGGTACGCGATAGGTGGTCCAGCGGGTGCAAAGCTTTTAGGTTCTGCTATTGGAGGAGGCGCAGGCTCTTATTTAGGAAGAGAATCAGTTAGTCCTTATAAGGCTACATTTACAACAGACCTACTTCCAGGTAAATTTTTGACAACAGCAAGAAAAAATTTAGACATGGACCTAACTTCGTCTACCAACTTCGTAAGTGACCTAGCAAACCAACAGCGAACACAAAATTTTACCAACTCTTTAGGAGACGCTATAAATACATATACATTACTTAGCTCGCTTGGAGTGGGAACTCCAACACCTGAATCTGGAAAGACAGAAACGAAAAAGTCAGAAGAATCTATCTCAACTCAACCCCAAGTACAGGTAAGTGACTTGATTCAAGATTCTTTACTAGATACATCAAATATTTTAGTAGGTTCTCAGCCTTCTACTTATGGCTATCAAGTAGGCGGTCCAGATGGATTTACATTGACAGCTCCTTTTGATATAATGACTGACGATGAAGGCGAGGTTGATTTATTTGGTGGTGCTCTTGATGCGGAGTATATTAATAGAATTTATGGCAACGATAGAAGGAATTATTAATTATGGCAATGTATGATGATATATTAAAACAAATGCAGTCATCTTTTACTGGTATGAGTCCAAAAAGAATGGGGCAACCAGGAGGTTTTATGAAACCTAACTTTAACTACAAAACAGACGATGACCCGTTTGGTGGCGGAGGCTCTGGTGGAGGCTCTGGTGGAGGCGGCGGAGACGATGATAACCCTGGAGGAGGCTCTGGCGGTGGAAGTGGAAGCGGAGGCGGAAGTAGTTCTTACTATTCTCCTACTACATATGGCGGTCAATATACATCTACTTTTTCTGATATATCAAGTATACTCGGTGGACAAGGATTGGGAGCGGGATTTTTAACCGACCCTGGAAGTCAATATGGATACGGCTCTGACTATTCTGAATACTTTGGAACTTTTGACGTCGGAGGGTATAATCAAGCAGCAGATGCTCTAAGAGCTAGAGAATCTCAACTTTTAGGAAATGTTGGAAGAGAATTTCAAGCAGGAACAGAATCAATGCAAGCAAACCTACAAGATACTTTACTAAAAATGATGGGAGAAGAAAGTACTACTGGTCTTGTTGGAGGTAGACAATCTTATAGAAGAGACTTGACTAGAGAGGGTGGACAAGAAAAATTAGAAAGACTTGGAGAAGAAACTAGAATGAGATATTCAGGAATTCAGGAAAATATAGGGTCACAAATGGGACAATTAGAAGGAACTTTGTTAGACTTTATATCCAACCAAGCTAATGTAGCTCTGAACTTAATGCAAGCAGATGCGAAAAGAAATCAAAATACTTCTCAAAACACTGGTTGGAAAGCACAGCCTAGAGGAAACTCTATGACTGCTTCGCAACTAAGCCAATATTCAGGAATCTTTTCAGACTTATCAGAATCCAGTGCAGCCTTTAATGCGTTTGTAGCAACAGCTCACAGCAATTTAGATGCAAATCAGTTGGCAGAATTAGCAAACGCTATATATGCCCAATATCAAACCGACGAAGAGGACCACTCATAATGGCAAGAAACCCTTTATATCCAAAACCACAATCAGTAAGCCCCTATGACAGACTTCAAGAGACTTTAAGTAAGGGAATACAACAAATTGCTAAAACAAAACAACAAAACGACTTAATTGCTTACAAAAGACAAGAAGACGCGTTGGAGGCTGAGGTAAAAGCAGAAGAGGACTTAAATGAAAAAGAACAAACTTTTAGAAAAGATTTCTATAACCCTATTTTAAAGGCTATAGCTGAAAAAAAGTACGATGAAGCAGAATACTATTTAGGAGAAAGAGGAGAAGGTCAAAACTCTATTTATACAATGAGATTTAACTCTATGGTAAGACCAGAAAATTCTTCATTTTTTAAAAGCATAGATGACTTTAAATTGGATATTGCATCAGGTAGAAACGTTCCATCAAATCCAGCTGCAGAATTCGATGCAATTTGGTTTAGTAATGAC